CTGGCTCGAATATTCCTTTGGGTGGACACCGTTCATACATGATATCGAGGATGCCTTCAATGCACTTGATCATTTACGTGATGAAGTTCGTTACGTAAAGATCAGTGCAGGGGGACAAGCCGATTCAAGTAGTTCGGTGACACTAGATAATCCGACGGTACTGGGTATGATGCGCCATGATAGGCGTGTTCAAACCCGATATAAGTGCCATGTACGGATCAAAGGAGCAATTAAAATCGAGCCGCAAATGACCTACGCCGACCAGCTTAAAAACTGGGGAGTCCATACTCAGGACTTTGTACCGACGTTATGGGAATTAATTCCCTGGTCATTTCTCGTGGACTACTTTACGAACATAGGAGATATCCTAAACGCTGATAATAAGCTTAACAGTAAATTAGTCTGGTCATGCATTGGTACAAAGCAATCAGCGACACGTGAGTGTCAATGGGCGCCTAACCATAGCTTGACAAAGGCTATTATACCGACTAAGTATATCAGTTCGTCAGGTAGCACCTCGTTTGCAACATTCGACCGGAGTAAGATTACAAGGCGTAAGTATACCCCTTCCGACCTAACTTTGGCCGATATAGAGGTTTCTTTGCCTACTTCCTCAGGACAGTGGCTAAATATGGCCGCTTTACTAAGGAGTGCTAACTCCGTACATGCCCAGCGTTTTAATCGTCTATTCTAGGAGACTTAAATGGATCTAACAGAACTTGAGTTTATCGACAACACGTTCTTGTCTTCTGCCATGTCTACAGTTATGGAATCAATTGAATTTGATATCCGCATCTGTAAACGCATGGGTTGGACATGTGAAGCCGAACGACTCAGTTTTGCACAATCCGTACTTCTCCTATACTTTGACGCCTACACAAGTGGTCTCGGGGATGAGAATTCTCGAGATTACGCTAAGATTCACGATGAATTGTCTTTCCTTGAGCCTGCCTCGGAAGAGGTAGGGCCTGGGGAAATCCAGTACACGAGTACTCTTAGCGGCTCATGCATACGCGATCGTAAATTCTTAATTGACCGCATAGGCCGAGCTGTGTGCCAACCATCGCTGGACTTCATAAACGAGGGCAATTCTTCGGAAGACCTCTCCTTTTAAGGAACTAGAATGACTATTGCACTAACGACCCCTGTTACGGGGTCAGCACAGACGGGCCTGACTTCACCGACCTATACGCATGTTTCAGATACTGCCCCTGATACTAATATGAGGCAGTATGCTGTTACGGCGCTTGGTGGGACGCAGACAGGTGTCACCGTGCACAGCGCTAGTAGTCCCTTCACCGTCAACTTTGTTCGTCCAAAGGTTTTCAAGCCTTTGGGAAAAGCGAACCCGGTTACTGGTGTAATCAAAGACGTCCCTCGCAATATTTGGAAAGTCATCGTCCGTAAGGGCGTACTCCCGTTAGCAGGTCAAGCATATCAGACCATGATCAGCTCGGATGAAATTTCCGTGCCGGCTGGTGCTGATTTGGCTGATCCTGCTAATGTTCGAGCAGCTCTGTCCTTCATGATCGGCTCCATTACCCAGGTTTCTGCGGGTCTTGGAGATTCGATCATAACGGGGATTCTCTAAACTGGAATCCTTGATGGACAGAAGACGAACCAAGAATTGCAATACTCGTATCGTTGAAACTAGCGACACTGGTATTGGAGCGCTCTTTAAATACACATTGAAGGTGTTACTATGCATAGTCGTGCTGGTGATCTCTCTTCAGTTCTTAAGTCCGATCTTGATGCCCGTGGCTGGGACGGCTCCTTAGAGCCATATCCTGGGATACCAAACCACCAGTTTGCGATGATGTCGCTGGCTAAGTCGATTGTCAAAAAGTTTCATGACAATAAAACCGATCAAGCCCGTGACGCCAAAGCTCTTGCCTTGTTCCTTAAAACGAACGAGGACTGTAGGAGGTATTCTTATGATTCAGCAACGTGCAACACCCAAGAGGCAATCGCGCTCGGGGAAGCGAAAGACTTCATTTATCGCTTCTTCTACGCAAGAGACTCAGAAGGTGGCCAACTCCTTACCCTCCGAAATATTGGATCGGGTTTTGGGGTTGGGAACGGTAGCAACATTGGTTCTAAAACTCCTTCGTTCTTTTCGAAGGTCGCGTTAGGGTCAATGGCTTCTACCACATCGGATCTGTACGGTTGTTACGTACAGGCAATCTTCTTCGACCCGCTCTGGGATAGGACTGAAAAGTCACGATTCTCAGTATACGGTCTTGAGATTGCGAAGAGTTCTCGTCTTAGTTTTGTTCCGAAAAGTTCGGAAATAAGCAGAACCATATGTACGGAACCCATTTTGAATATGTTATTTCAAAAAGGGATAGGATCCTTACTCGAAAAGCAGTTACGTATAAGCCTAGGAATAGACTTAGCGTTACAGCCCGACAAGAATAGGAAACTATGCCGTATTGGGTCTGAAACTGGTAAGTTTGGTACTATTGACTTATCCAGCGCTTCAGATTCCATGTCAATCAATCTCGTTCGTGAGTTCTTCCCGCCACAGGTATTTAAATGGCTGATGAGAACTCGCTGCGAGAAGACCGAGCTACCAACCGGTGAATTGGTTGATTTGCATATGGTGTCGAGTATGGGGAATGCTTTCACATTTCCTCTACAGACATTATTCTTCTCTGCTTTAGTCTATGGTGCCTATCGTATTCATGATATGTTGATTGAATACCCTAAAGGCAACGCCCTCGGCAATTTTGCCGTTTTCGGAGATGACATAATTGTCAAGCAACAGTGTTACAATACTGTTGTTCGACTATTAGAGATCTGCGGATTTCGGGTTAACATAGACAAGTCCTTTAATCAAGGACTATTCCGAGAGTCGTGTGGCCACGATTACTATTGTGGACACAATATGCGAGGGGTTTACATCAAAAAGCTCACGCATAATGGCGACTGTTACTCTGCAATCAACCGTCTTAATCGATGGTCCGCGCGGCATATGATCGCTTTGCCTAATACCATTGAGTACCTCTGCCGTGGTCTCAGGTTCTTACCTGTTCCCTACGACGAGGACGACTCAGCTGGTATAAAGGTTCCGCGTTCTATGCTTAAGTATATTAAACTGAGCAAATATACC